TGATTGTCAACAGTCCTTTGAATTGCTTTCTGTGGATTCTCAAAGAAATCTACTTCAGGCTCTTCCTGCTTTGTCTGTTGCTGTTTAGACACCAGGTTCTGTTTGATGAGTTCATCAGCAAGTTTTCGGACTTCGCCAACTTCTTGTGCTTGTTTACCAATGAGCTTCTCAGCCTCTTGGTGCATCTTCACAATCTCGTCTAAACTTTTATCCCTGTATTTCTCAGGAAGTTCAGGCTTTTGCTCTGCCTTCTGCTCTTCGATCTCTAATTCACCAAACTCTTCTTTGTCATCATCAATCAACATACTTTTTTCCTTTTTCCTGCCGTCAATCGGTTGTAGGACATTCAACTCGGCACTATTGCTTATGAGTTGGCTTTTTGCTCCGCTTTTAGTTTATCTGTATGGCTCTTACCAAACTTACTGTAAGCAGTAGGAAAGGAACCAGACCAACCTTCTAATCTAAAAGCAGGTGCGGATAAAATGCGATGAGTTTCCTCACCACACTCACATACTAGAGTTGTTGCCTCATAATCAACAAATCTGTCTGTTTTATGCCCGTTTGCACAGGCGAATTCATACATTCTTTTCATTTAAGTCCTCAAACGCTCTCTCGCTGACTTGTTTCAAGTTTTTCAGCCAAATAAGTATTGATAACTCACCTTTGCGAAATTGTAGAGTCTTTTCATCTGCAATTGTCGAAATATTATTCAAAGGCTCTATCATTTTGTCAACATCTTCCATCAAATCTATCCACCCTTGTGTGGACATCATTGAGAAACGCTCTTCGTAGTACTTTTGAAGTTCTGGACTCATTGTTTAGTCATCTGTTTTTCAACGATCTTGGCTTTATTCTTGATATCAGCCTCTTTGAGTAGCAAATCTGCAACTTTTACTCGTTTGTCAAACTCGCGAGATGCTAAATCTGCCTCGTTTGGTAGATTCTTAGTTGTAGCAGCCATGCTCTTAGCCTGCAATTCAATAGGCATCAGTTGAGCCTCTGTTAACAACTTCTGAGCCTCTGCCTTATTCTGCTCTGCTTGAGTCGTTTGGACAGCAATCTGGGCTTGTGCCAGTTGCAAAGCCAATTGTTGTTGCATTTGCGCTGCTTGTTGGGCTTGTGGATCACCAGAAGCCATCTTGTCTAGCATCTCAATCAACTCATAGCGGTTTGACAGAGAGGAATTAGCCATGATTCCCTTGAGAATGATTGGCAACACAGGAGTGTTAGGGCCAAGAGTCTGCAAAAGAGAGATGAATTGCTGTTGTTCATGCTCACGAGCAATGATTCCCAATGCGGCAGTCGGAATAAACTTCATGTCCACAGTAGGATAACGCTCTGGGTCGAACTGCATATAGCGATAAGCGGCTTTGGTGATGAAGGGGATCATAAAATCCTCTTGGAAGTTCACCAATGTGCGCTTGTACTTCTTGATAATCGAGGCAACTGCCATCGAAATACCACCCTGACCTGCATCTCTGGACACAGCAGACACCATTCCCTGAGAATCAAGAGTACCAGTTGCCTGTAAAAGCATACGCTCAAACTCTTTGGCAGTAGTCAGGTTAGAGCCATCAGTATTGCCAAACTTAAAGGGGAACAGAATCTCATTAGGATTGCCGTTTGTCAGGATAGCCTTTCCTGGTTTAACTTCAAACTTAGCGCCTCGTGGCAGGCGTGTGGCATCCATAGCCATCATTGGGCTTGTAGTCAGCGCCAAAGAGTCTAAATGGCTACGAACTTGGGCATCAATAGCCTTTTGGGAGTTGTAAGCCTTTTCGACAGTACCACGACCTAACAAGCGATTAGGAACTGTATCGTCCTGATAAGCAAGGATTGGGCGGTCTTTCATCATGTATGGATTCTTCTCGGCTTTGAGAAGTGTTCCATCATTGGCAATCACAACAATTGCTTCGACCAGATCGGCATATTCATCTTGAGTGGTGTCTTCAGGGAATAAATCCTCGACTTCACCATCCTCATTTTCCAGTTGTTCAAGGTATTCACGAGGAACCAGACCATAGTAGGTCAACAACTTAACTTTATCGTCTTCGTACTGGCTAATCTCTTGGGTAGGCTCTAAGTCCGTATCCATAGAGTCAGTTGTAATCTGAACCTTGCGATAGATGCCATCCTCTTGACCTTTTACGATCTTGTGGATAGAAACATACTTCTCAATTGCAACACCCATACAGTCATCAATAGATGTGCCGTTAGGGTCGAACAAGAAGTTACGGGGGTTAACAGGGACAATCTTTACTGCGATGCGGTCTTGCTCAACAACACCAATAGCGGCTTGTGTTTGACCAGGAATCGGTTGTGTTGCAGGAACATAAACCTTCTCTGTTTTGACAACAATCTCACCGATACCAGTGCCGTAAATCTCTGCCAACAGCTCAATTTGGTCAATAGACTTACGAATCTTATCAACCTTGAAGTCTTCCATGAGTTGAGCCTTGATAGCCGCAACATCTAATGGATTGTTGTTGACATCACGAATATCGTCTTGGATATCAAAGAATTCACCTTGACCAAAGATAGCCTCCATGATTTCGGCATGGCGGGTTTCTACGGCTTGTTGAGTAGCGGGAGTGACAATTCTTGAACGCTCAGAATCACGAGTCTTGTCTTCAGCAGCCCATTCACCATTGAAGATACGCTCGTATTCCAACCAATCATCCAAGTAGTTGGTATCTCGGTAGTTTCTCCATCGGTCACAATGGTCAACAACAAAGGAAACTAGCTCCTTGTCGCTGTCTGTAGGCTCATCAAACTGAGAAAATTGTTCGTCCATCATACCCCCGATATTACATCCATAGGCTCCCAATCCTCGCTGTCATCGTCTTCCATGTACGAAGTAACAGCAAGTTGGTCAACATAACTGAGGGCGTCTGGTAGGTCATCATGGACACCTTGGGCGGGGAACAACAACAGTTGATCTACGAAATCATCCCAGTCTTCCTCAGAATTTAACACAATTCTGCCATGCTCGAACCTTCCTTGCAATGACCAAATGATTCTGTCTGCTTTTTTTCTATTTCCATGCGTCAAATCCACGATATGAGCATAGACGTTGTTCTTTCTCATAAGGTCGCTCAGATAGGGCAAAACAGCGTTTTTTAGCGCCCCCCTTTCTATCCCAACGGAAACAGGTCGGTAGTCCCGAATAGCCATCAAGATGTTTGCCGCAGTCTGCCGAATATCCCATCTTCCATGAATAATCTCTTTGACAAACCACTTCCCATCATCCGTTACCTTAACTACGCAGATAGCAGACTCATCCAGACGCTTCTTAGCATTTCCTGCCTGCTTCGCTACTTCTTCAAACCCAGCCAAGTCAATCGCAATGAAGTAAGAACCATAGTTCGGCTCTTCCCCATATTTAAGCCATTCTTCCTTAAAAACATCACTGCCCGCATTGGAGAAGGACGCCATGTATTCTTGTTTGAAAGCAAAGGTACTTAGGGTCTTCTTAGCAGATTCAATCTCTTTAGGGTCGATCAAAGGGTTATCTGCGGTTGTAAAGTGCCAAGACTTCCAATCCTCATCTTCACCAGACTCACCTAATTTGAAGGTATCGTGGAACCAATTTCTACCTTTAGGAGTACCAATAAACAATGCTCTTCCTCGTTTATCAGATAAAGACGCACGAATAACCTGCTCCCATGCTTCAGGCTTAATGTCTGCTACCTCATCCAGTACGGCATAAGTCAAAGACACACCACGAAGGGTATCAGGTCTATCCGCACCACGAACATAGATTCTTGCTCCGTTTATCAGAGTGATATCCAAGTTATTCACATGACTGCTCTGAATTACCTCTCTTCCAAGGTCTAACAACAAGTCCCAGATAATCTGTCTTGACTGCCCCATCGTAGGACTCACATAAAGCACAGCAGAGCCTTGTGGACACTTTAAACCCTCTATAAGGAGTGTTACTGCCGCCATCCTAGACTTACCACAACGACGACCAGCAGCCACCACCTTAAACCGAGTCTTATCTTTAAATACCTCTTGTTGCCAAGGAAGGAGAGAGAAATTTAAATCAGCCATACTTTGCCTCTACATCTTCTGGTTCATCAGGATTGGTATCCAACACAACAGGCTCACCTAGTCCTGTAATGTTAATCGTCACAGCAGACCTTTGACTCTTATCCTTCTCAAACATCGAGATAGGCAGTGTTCTGTCAATGCACATCTTTAAAGCCGCCATTTGACCAGGATGCTCGTCATTCAAAGCAATCTCTATCACCTTCTGAGCCACATCCTTACCTCCAGACCTAATCATCAACTCCTTTAACTCCTTGAGCCTTTGATGGTCTGTCTTAGGCAATACAGCAGGCGGGTTATCAGCAAACCTCTGTATTGTCATTTTCACAGAACCTTTAGGGCGTCCTCTTCCTCTTTTCAATTGTTCCACTTTTGTCCTTTCGGAAGTTCATTTTGCTTTTTCGGTATAGGGGATGCTCCATCAATTTCTTCACCCT